GCTGCTGACCTTTCGAAACACCTTCGTGGTGGATCAAAAGGAACGAGTTCGGGCGACACCATATGGATTTGGCCTTAACCTAGGGTCTCTCAACCCTAGGCAATGGGCCATCCTCGCGTCGCTTGGGTTAACCCATGCGCCGCAGCGTCTCTGACGCACCCGTGTCGCCGTAAAGGCGGGGGCACGTAGTCAGGAGCTTTAGCTCCCAACCCGAGAGGATGCTGCTGTGGCTTACGCCGATCCGCAGTCCGTTACTGTTTCTGGTACCGCCAAGTCCCTGCCCCGTACGGGGTCGGGCACGTCGTCTGGCGTGTTCAACACGCCGGAGGGGGATCTGGTTCTCACCATTTCCCACCAGACGGGCAAGCGGTACCGCCGCTCTGTTCGACTCACGTCGAACAAGGTTGTACCCGATGCACTTCAGCCGTCTGTCAACACACCTGTGTCGGCAAGCGCCTTCGTCGTCGTTGATGTCCCCAAGATGGGGTTCACCGTCGCCGATCAGACCGCCCTTGTGGCGGCTCTGACGAAGTACCTCTCGGATGCAACCAACGCGAACACGGTTCGTCTCCTCGGAGGCGAGTCGTGACATGCAGATTCCGGTAGAACTTCTTACCTTCGTCTGCGCGACGGGCACGCTGGCTTACCTGCTTCTTCGGAAGTCAAGTAAGCCTGGTCGTCACTGACGACCAGATCGGATGCACAGCTGAGGATCCGAATACCCCTCATTCAGAGAGGATCCGGTGAAAAGCCTGATCGCATTCGCAAAGGTGCTCATCAGCGAGGCTGGTGAGCGATGCGGGATCAGCACCGACCGTGACATTAAAACTGTCACGGCACGTGTTGAACACGAAGGGATATCGTTTTTGACGATATCTCTACCTTCCTTCTGTGGGGACCTCCAAAGGGCCCTCTCAGTCGGTAAGGTAACTGACGACATGTTTCTGGGTTTCCAGAAGCATGCAGGTCTCCCCCGATTTCTCGGAGGTTTCCTTCAGCTCGTGTTCGATCGAAGTAGCGGTCTACTCCTCGACCGTCCGAGCATTGAGGCTATTCGGTCCTTGCGTCAGATTACTCTGGCGTTCGGAAAGATGCACCTCGATTGCACGGATGCGCGGATAGCCAAGGCTATCAGCGGTTACGTCGAGTGTGAGCAGGACGTACGCCGGGCCGACAAGGAGTTTCCTCTCGCAAGAGAAGAATTCATCCGTGTCGGAACGCTGCTCTGTGGCGATTTGTTCTCCAAGCTCGACCTGATGGTCGCTCTTGGGGAGCTTCGCCCAAAGCATGGGTCCGGATCCACTGCGGATCGTCTTCTTGGCAACGCCAAGTACGACAACCGCGAGTGGACGGAGCGTCTTGACAAGGTCTTTCCAGTGATGGACTGGCTTGTCCCGACGTACAAGCACCTTGAGGTGCTTGACCGCGTGTCGATCCTCGAACCTGGGGCGGAACGGCCCGTAAGGGTCATTACCGTCCCGAAGACGCTCAAGACGCCTCGGATCATTGCCATGGAACCTACGTGCATGATGTATGCACAGCAGGCAATTCATGAGCAGATCCTTGAGCTCCTCCCGAGAGATGAGATCCTCGGGAAGCTGATGGACTACTCTAGTCAAATCCCTAACCAGGAGATGGCTAGACAGGGTTCCAGAGATGGTTCCCTGGCGACACTCGATTTGAGTGCTGCGTCCGATCGCGTCTCGAATCAGCATGTACGTGCGCTTCTTTCTCTCTGGCCTTCGCTTGCGGAGGCCGTTGATGCAAGTCGCTCACGGAAGGCTGACGTCCCTGGCTTTGGTGTTTTACGCCTAGCCAAGTTCGCGTCGATGGGTTCAGCTCTCTGTTTCCCATTTGAGGCGATGGTCTTCACGACCATCGTATTCCTCGGGATCCAAGATGAGCTGGGTAGACCACTCACCAGGAAGGATATCAAATCCTTCCATGGTAAGGTGCGCGTGTATGGGGATGATATCATCGTCCCCACGCACATGGTCAGTGGCGTGATGAAGCGACTGGCATCTTTTGGGATGGTAGTCAACACCGCTAAGTCTTTCGGAACTGGGAAGTTCCGAGAGTCCTGTGGAGCGGATTTCTTCGATGGCCACGACGTTACCGTCGTGAGAGTCAAAGAAGAATTCCCAACATCACGCAAGCATGTAGATGAACTCGTGTCTACTGTAGCTCTGCGCAACCACTTGTGGGAGCGAGGTTGGTACAGTAGTGCCGATCACCTTGACACAGTGATCAGTAGGGTACTGCCGGTTTACCCGGTAGTCCCGCGGAGCTCGTCTGCACTGGGCCGTTGGTCTTTCGACTTTGTCAGAGTCGAAAGAATGCATGGCGACACGCAAACCCCAATTCTCAGGGCTTGTGTGGCCGTCCATGAACCGTCAACCTCTAAGGTTAGCGGCTACGGCGCACTGCTCAAGTTCTTCTTGCACCGGGGATTTGAACCCCCAGCGGACAAGAAGCATCTTGAACGTGCTGGACGTTCTGGTTCGTCACGCATCGAAACCAGATGGGTCTCTGCGGTCTAACTGCAGAGAGGGGTCGACAACAAGACCTCGCTGGGAGACTTGTTATTCTTCCACCGCTTCGGCGGGGGAGGTGACATTTCACGAGAAGTTTTCGTG